ACACCAATATTTTGGCAGTAGTGATATGGTGACAAAATTATACGATTCATATCCCCATTGTAAAGGTTTTGCGTCGTCGAACGGGAGCGATGTCTCGCTCGCCGGACTCGCGGCGGCGGCGGCGGCGGCGTCGCGGTAATGGCTGGCCGAAGGTGGTATTACAATAAGTAATATTTTTTAGATGTGGAGGGTGTGTGACCTATAGTTTCGGCGGTTGCGTCTGTCGCCTTCTTTTCATTACCGTCATACTTCTTCAAATGCTTTTGGAAGAGCTGCATACTCCCAGCTGTTCTAACATCCTTGATTTGTATGGTATCATTCCGTGTAATACTTCGTAAAAGGTCTCTTACTCGTGTATGAGTTGAGTTTCCGGAAAGGAGAGGTTTTTGTTGCTTTGAGATGGCGTCGTGGAGAACTTTATCTTTCACTTCATAGATTCTTCTTTGGCCACTTTTTGCGGGAAAGTCAAATGTGAGTGTTTGACCATCTCGACTCAATTTGACATGCTTTCTCTTCAACGACATGGCACCGAGAGCGTCGTCATTGTCCCTTGACCCCGAACGAAGGTATGCTATTACAATCATACGGAGAGTAAGTGCGTCATCCCATAGTGAGTGTTTGGGATCGCCAAGTATCTTCGCCGTAACACTCTTAATTTTAGAGAAGTCAATCTGTGTAGCTCTCCCCTTTCTCAATTTTCTTTGCTTTTCCAAAAACTTTTCACTGTAATAATAATGCTTTTTACCCGTGCCATCGATTGCGGTCGCTAAAAGTTTGGGATCATTGGGATATACCTCAACATTCGTGTAAATGGGTGGAATGCCGATTTTGCGATACCTTTCTTGTTCAGCCCCGGGGACTGGACGCCCCGCCCTGTAAAACACGCCACGTCTTCTGGTTATCATCTATAGTAGATCAGGATTATCTTTTACATGTGGAATACACATCTAAAAGGTAAATGCTCCTAGCGGGGCTCGAACCCGCGGCTTCGGCGTGCCTTTATGATTTTTACATCATTTCCTGTATATCTTAGATATAAGCACCGCACTCTAACCAACTGAGTTATAAGAGCTTTCAGAGCTCATACTCTGTGATTGTAAAGCGACCCTTCTGTCTCGTGACAGGTTTACCAAATAGCTGGACTATTCTCTGTTTACCTCGTGTCGTACCTTTAATCTGTTTTGTTTGTTTGTCAAGTGTAGCTTCTGATCTAAATTGAACCTTGGAATTAAAATATTCAATACCATCCTCCATTATCACCGTAATTAGATCTGGTGGTGATATTTGAGCACCTATAAATTTTGGATTTTCGTAAAGTGCTCTATACATCCCACATCTACACTATACGAAGATATTCCCTCAGGGGCATGACATTTGTCGCACCTTTAATGAAGTCCCTGTGACTTTGTACATGAGCAAAAGTTTCTCTACCCATGCGTTCTGCGAGAATTGAATCATACGTGCACGGATTAACTGCGCCAATGAGGCAACCTGGTTGAATGACTTTAAAATCCGCAGTAAGACTGCTGAGCAGATAGTCGTAGTTGCATACTTCAGAAATAACGACAACGGCATATCCACGGTTTGCGTAACTGTATTCAATAGAAGTCCTATAATCACTGTGTGTTTCTGGTAGAATAACATTCGTTATCTTTGAATTTCGTGCGAAACCGGCGTGTGTTGCCAAATCGCTGTTATTTACTCCAGGTACTTCTACGAAAACGATAGAGCTTGTGGAAGTCGCTTCAATGTACGCACAATCAATATATTTCGCGAGTTCCTGGACAGCTGTCTGGAAACCAATGGATTGTACACCTGGTATATCGTTATAGATTGTTTTAGCAATACCAATGATATTTGTATCCACTCGGTTATCGAGGGATAAATCTCTCGCAGACTTCATGGTCCCGTTTCCACATATACAATAGAGACGATCAAGTCCGGAAATATTCTGGACTGCTCTATCAATATCAACGTAATCATATGACGTTTTTAAGAGTGAAACTGCTCCATCGTCAATGTATGCCTGATCAAAGTACTCTTTGATATTTTCATTAATACCTCTGAATCCGTCACGGAAACCATGGACTCTATTACCCTGACTTCTCTCCCGGAGAGTAAGAGACCGAACAAGGGTATTTACACCCGGACATACACCACCCGCGGTGAGGATTCCGATGTTCATATATCATACATGGCACAGTTACTTTTAATTATATTTAATGGTCATACCAAATAAAGATCTCCACATGATATATAATGACATTTGAGATTGTCACATACGCCAATAAATCTCAGGGTATGTTTGAAGATCTTGTCAATAATGAGTTTGACATTCCGGTGACGGTTTTGGGATGGGGGACTAAATGGAATGGTTTCAGTGACAAATACAAGGGCATGTCAAAACATCTCGAAACAAAGAGTGACGACGACATTGTCATTTTCCTAGATGGGTTTGATACTAAAATTAATAAAAATCCAAGTGACGTTGTTGAACTTTTCAAGAAATTCGATTGTAAAGTTCTTGTGTCAAGGGATCCCGACCCATTTCGCGCCGCACCCCTTGTTTTTGGTAAGTGTGGTGGAAAGTATACCGCCAATTCCGGGCTTTATATGGGATACGCAAAAGAAGTCAAAAGTATTATAGATGAGGCGTTGACTCAAAAGTGCGAAGATGATCAGACAAATCTAAATACTATATGCCAGACTTCTGACTATGTAAAGGTTGACGAAGAAGAAGTGATTTTCAAAAACTTTGGACCTTTGGGCGATCAGAGTGATGCGAATGCCATCTTTGTGTCATATCCGGGTTCTCCGAGTGTCGGGCGATATTCTCGAGCTATAGTTGAATACACACAATTCCTATACTTGTATATATTGTGTCTACTCATTTTGGGACTAGCTTTCTTTCCACAGAGACAGAAAGTTTTGTTACCTACATTACTTATATTTACAACCTTTTACGCGTTTGTAGCAGATAAATCATGCACTCTCCATTCTTGATAATGAATCCACACTGCGATCTCTGTTAATACTATCTTTACTTTTTCGTCTCATACGAGATATGGCATTAAGCCACCTCGTCACAGCTCTCTTTGACGCGAGTTCTGACGCGGTTTCTTCACTCACTATAATACTAAGGCCGTTACACACATCCGGTTTGTTTACCTTGTCTGGAAACTCCAAATTGAACGCTTCTATAGATATAGAAGGTATATCGGGGGCGTCATCGAGGAGGCGGTCATACTCTTCGCGGCATTTTCTCACAAACTCTACAACACAAGCGCGGCGTCGAGGTTCAAGAGATAATTCCATATCTATATTTCTATAATATTTGGAATATTGAACGCACATCAAAGAGTGACTCTGAGCCAATGTGGAACTCTGGCTAAATTTTGAAATACTCGTCAGGATACCGCCAATTACATTCAGGAACGCAAAGAAGTACTGAACAATCATAATTTTAGCTCTCGTGGAGTTGTCTAGGTCTTCATTTCCACTTGGATTGAGAACAGCAAAACCTCCGACACCTGTGACACTTGCAATCACTATACTTGGGTATGACAAGTGGTCATTTTGCCTTTTATAGTGGAGACGAGAATGATTATGTAACCACCTATAACCAGCCGCACGCTCCGCCCACGATTTAAGAAGCTTCTCCTGTGCCGGGCACCAAGGGACTGGGGGTGAATCATCAACCTCGATGTCACCCATTATTTTACACACACATATTTTTCAAGCTCTGGGGTGATATCACGCACCCACCATTTCTTTTTACCTGGATCCCACCTGGCACCCCTGGATTTTACAACGTCCTTTTCTTGGTAGGGTACATCCAGGTATATACGATCGTTTGGTGGTGGTGTATTCATATATTCTTTAGCTTCCGCTTCAGTCTTAAAAGATTTATACATCGCATCCTTATATCCGTGAACTTGTGCTTTAGCTTCGTCCCATGTAGTGTATATACCCGGAACATGACCTTTAACGACACCGTAAAATTTGTTGCTTTTGAGACTCAACGCTCGCGTCGTTGTCGCTTTACCCGCAGATTTAGCATTTTTAATTTCCAACGCTTCCTGATACGCGATAGAGTCCACTAGTTCATTCTGTGGATGTCCATTATGCGCCTTTACCCAACGCCATTCAACCAGTTTCATTCTCTGTATAAGTGTATCAATCTGAATCCACAACTCTTTGTTCTTAACCGGTTCGCCCGATTTTATACGCCAGTCATTTCTTTTCCAATTTTTAATCCATGAAGTTATACCATTCCTGACATAGGTACTATCCGTGAATAGTGTTATCTCAAGAATGTTGCGAGCGATGCATTGTTCGAGTGCCTTAACGGCTGCAGTCAGTTCCATGGCGTTGTTTGTAGTATTGTCCTGCCCACCCGAAACTCTCATTCCCGGCCCTACAACACCCCACCCTCCCGGTCCCGGATTACCGATGCAACTACCATCCGTGTAAATGTCCTGCATTTGTTATATTCATATGACGCGTGTTTACTTTAATTTAGCATACCCAGATTTACCGTTACGGGAAATCATGTAGGTGGTAGTCGCAATACCCAAGAGGAGAATTGAGACTGGGACCCAGATTGCGATAGTTTTTGTCTTGTTATCTCTTTCGGCCATTGTGTTTTAAATTACGTGAATATTATTTTGATCGCGTGCGAGACATATATTAAGATATTTGTTTGTATCTTAATACTTGTGTTTATATTTTTTTAAAACGCGCCGAGATTATACATACTTAAGCAGTAATTAGCCTAGTTGGAGAACGCAAGGCCACCCATACCGGACTGGATGCGGAGAACGTTGTAGTTGACCGCGAACATGTGCATGGTGGTAGAGGCAACAGCCGCTGGGATAGTAACCGCAACTTGTGCATTGTCGATTCTCGAAAAATTGCACGTCCCTGTAGGTTGATGTTCTTCTGGTTTCAAGGCGAAACTGTAAGCGTACACACCCGCATATGGGTTACCGGAGTGGTGGTTGTATGGTTGCACCTGGTTGAAGTACTTACCCTTTTGGGCCTTGAATCGGTCTTGGCCGTTGAGGACAAGCTTGAAATCGGAAAGTGGACCGACACGCTCTTCGTCGAAGTCGGAGGTGGACGCCGCGGTATCGTAGAGTGGGACACCACCCGCGAGGCCAACTGGGACATAGCAGTTGGACGCAACACCCGCACGGGCATCAGACTCGAGGACGATATCAGCCGCCGCTGGTTCGGAGGTGAAGTTCCACAAGGAAGTGGCAACATTCGCGGACGCTGGGTCGTTGAAACACCAGACGAGTTCCTTAACTGGGTGGTTATAGGAAAGGCGCTTGTTGGAAGTGGAACCGGCAGTGACGGTGTCGGAGCCAGTGTGTTGCACTTGCTCGATGAGGTACTCGTGACCCTTTTGCGCGAAGCGGCGACGCTCCTCGGTGTCGAGATACACGTAGTTGGCCCAAACCTTGAACACGGAGGTGCTCAAGTAGGTGGAGAAAGTGGAGGTAAGATCGAAATCGATACGGACCTCATGATATTGCAACGCAATCAATGGCAAATAAAGACCTGGGTTGCGGTTGAAGAAGAAGATCAAAGGCAAGTAAACAGTGTTACCAGTCGAAGCAGTGGTCATCTTACCCCAGTTAGCCTTCTTGGCTTCGTCCAAGTAAAGCTCGGAGTACAAACGCCACCAGCGTTGGTAGTGCTTGTCGATGCGCTGGCCACCAATGGAAATTTCGGCGGACGCGATCGCACGTTCAGCGACCCAGCAGGCGTCATCGCCGTCCGCGGTGCTGGTGTTGGCCGCAGCAGATTGGAGTTCGACGTACATGTCGCCAACCAAATCACCGTTACGGGCAACGGTCACGGACACGCGGCCTGAGTTGGCGGCGGTACCGTTAACAGTTTGTTCGATGTTTTCCATCGCGAAGTTGGTGTGACGCTTGTACACCGCTTGGAAGAAGGTAACTTTTGGGTTTCCTGTCAAGTAGACGTCTTGGGCGCCGTACGCGACGAGTTGCATGAGACCACCGGCCATTGTGAGAGTTTTTGTACTATATACAGAGAAAATAATTTTGCGGAAAAACACAGTTTAAATTCTCCTGGTACAATTCACATGACCGATTTGACTAGAACCCAAACCCCGACTACAGTCCCTGTTGAAGAGGTTGAATCCGAATCCGAATCCGAATACGAAACCGAGAGCGAAGTTGAGGTCGCGATGGATGGTGCCCAGCCTGAAGAATTCGATCAACTTCAGATCTCAGACGATGAAATCGCGGATGATGATTTCCCAGATGACATAGATCTCGATGATTTCGAACTCGAAGACGACGGGTTACTTGAAAATATAGGCAATATAGCCGGATCTTTATTTGCGACCGAGGAAGGTGACACTGTATGTACCGCACTCGTTCAAATTTCAAAGCAACTCGAATTGCAAAATAAGATCATGGTAAAAATTTTGACTCAATTACAAAAATAAAACAGCTTAGAAAAATCACCCGATAGAATAATAAGTATCAATGGAAACGGGATCATACACACCCGACGATATCATACAATGGGCAAATGATATCAGCGCGTGCTCTAATGAAAAATTACTTATTCTTCTCTCCGATATAGAGGAGCGATGGTGCATCCATGAAATGAATAATGAAGGAATCTCGTTTCGGCTGGGATTTACAAATTTATTCGAGCCCGGTAGTATCAACCCGGATAATGGTCTGCCCTCGAGGATAGATATAGATAAGGTGGCAGCCCTGAAGGAGGATGAAAAGAGAAAATTGGGATTGATGTATCATCGCGCGAAGACACTCAAGGTTTTAGATATCGACGACGATTACGAAATCAAGACGTCGATGAGAATCAATAGGGTGATCGATCAGATAGAAGACGCGTGGCAAATTATTTTTAGACATAACCGAATCTATGAACGAATAAATAATCCACACATGGTTCCGATCAATCCCAAATCTGATCCTTCTATTTTTCGAAGCTCTGCGATCGACTGTGAGGCGGTTGAGGACATGAATCCATTTCAATTGGCGTTGATATCGATATTCCACAAATTATACGAATCGAATATTAGGCGGTATAAAGGCTGGTGCTGTAAACAAATTAAAACAGAGGATGGATACGATACGCGTGCGTGGAAACAGGAGAAAGAGATTAAGCAGTATGTAGCGGACGTGAACCAAAAAGAGACAGACATGGAACTATGGAAAAATCTTTGTTCACAAGGCAATGTCATAGGAAACGTAATCAAAAATCTCGAGACGTGCTCTGACATGCAGTTCCCCGAGATAAAGCGCGATAGACACGTGTGGTCCTTTAAAAACGGTGTGTTGCATGGACGAGTGTGGTCGGATCAAACTGGGCTGTACGGCACAAAATTCCATGATTATACGTCGAACGAATTTAAGAATCTGGACCAGAGTATCGTGAGCTGTAAATATTTCGATACAGAATTTATCGATTATTCTGATACTGATGACTGGGCTGATATTCCAACGCCAAATTTTCAATCAGTCTTGGACTATCAAAATTTCGAACCGGACGTTTCGAAATGGATGTATATCATGGCTGGTCGACTGTGTTTCGATTTAGGTGATCAGGACGCGTGGCAGGTCATTCCATTCCTAAAGGGGATCGCGCGATCTGGTAAAAGTACACTGATTACAAAGGTTTTCGCGTTGTTCTACGAGCCCGATGACGCGCGAACACTTTCGAATAACTGTGAGAAGCAATTTGGGCTTTCGGCGATTCATGACGGATTCATGTTTATTAGCCCCGAAATTAGAGGTGATATTAGGCTCGAACAAGCTGAATTTCAGTCGATCGTGAGCGGCGAGCAAGTGTCGGTCGCTATTAAGAACAAAACAGCGACGACGATGGTGTGGAAGGTGCCTGGATGTTTGGGGGGCAATGAAGTTCCTAGATGGAAGGATAGTAGTGGGAGTGTGTTGAGGCGTATATTGACTTGGGATTTTAGCAAGCAAGTGAAGAACGCCGATCCGACACTGGATAAAAAGCTCGAGCGCGAATTACCGAGTATTTTACAAAAGTGTCTCAGAGGATACCTCGAATATGCGCAAAAATATAGGGATAAGGATATTTGGAATATTGTTCCACCGTATTTCAAAGAGATTCAAAGCCAAGTCGCGCAAGTTACGAATACTTTAGAGAATT